AGAACCAGCACCGGCACCGAATGCAGCGGGAGCAGCCAGAACCATTGGCGCCGTACCGAGAACCGCGCCGCCGACGCCAGCCGCCGTAGATGTACCGGGATAAGCGGCCTGAGATTCATCGACCATCCCACCCATTTCCTGAAGGACTTGACTTTGCGGTTGACCGCTCAGCAAAGAGCCGATGCCGGCCGCCACGTTCTCAACGCCGCTTTGAAGCGCGGGGCCGACGATCGGCATGCCTTCGACCGCGCTTGAAAGGCCGGCGGTGGTGCGAGACGGCTGGGCTGACTTGTCCACCATGCCCGTTGCGGGATCGTAGCCGGGAACACCGCCAGGAACGTTCGCGGGGTCGAATTCCGGGTGCTGCTGGCCTCCCTCTGCCAAAGCGCGGGCCTTGGCCATTGCAATGGCGCGCTTCTGTTCGACCGTCATTGCCATAGCTTACGGTCCTCCAGCGGCATGTGCTTCCACAACTCAGGCGCAACCCCCTCCGGGGCGGGCATGGTCGAAACATCACCGCCACTGCGCTTCCCAAACCCTTCAAGCGGATTTTGCAACTCGCGCAGAGCCTTGCGCGCATCTGCCGGCGTCATGGACCTGTCTGCCACGGCGTCCGCGATTTCGCCCATCTGGATCTGATACTGGGTAATGCCGCGCATCGTATCGACGATGGTCTGGTTGCCGCCCGGCTGATTGATAAGACGCGGCAGGGATTGCTTGAACAAAGCCAGATCAGCATCGGACATCGGTCCTGAGCCGGGCTGGCGCTGCTGCGGCACAAGTTCATTGATGAGCGCCTGTGCCGCCTGAATGTCGCTGAGTCCTTCGGTATTGATGCCCCACTCGCCGGCAGCCTGCTTGATCAGCGCGAGGCCACCTGTCTCGGCTTGCTTAAGAAGGCCATCAAGCCTGTCTATCTGCCCGAGTTTGGAGCGGCCCTGGATGCCTGTTTCCGAGAGGCCCGAGAACACGGCGGCCTGAGCCTTGTCGAGTTCGCCATAGAACTTGTCGCCCTCGCCGACATTGGTCGTGACGCTAGTACGTCCAGCTTGCCGATTCGCGATTTGAGCCGGGTCTACCGTGCCGTCTCCGCGCACCCACCATGGCCTGTCATCCTTCTCTCCTCCTGAGGCGACGACATTGCCGGCCGCATCATACCGCGTCTGGCCCTCACCAAGGGTGAAGCCCTCGCCGCCCTGCGAGCGCTTCAGGAGATATTGCTGCAACGCCGGCTTGTTGCCCGCCATCAGCATTGCCGTGCCCTGATCCATACCCTGCTTCTGAAGCCAGTCGATCGTTTGATTCTTTCCCCTCGCTTCCGGCCCTTGGAACAGATTGGACAGAAACCCGCCAATACCACCGCCAGAAGGTGCCGGCGCGCCCATAGGGGCGGCCTGTGGAGCGCTTTGCGGCATCGGCTGGCCCTGCGGAGCCTGCGAAGGCATCTGCGGCTGCTGAGGGGCCTGTGCGGGCGTCTGTGGCTGCTGAAACTGCGCCATGGCCTGCTGAAGCAATGCCGGGTTGTTGTGGTCGCCAACAGCCGAGGGCTGCCCCGCCGACGCAAGCCGGTTGGCCGACTGCGTGCCCCCGGGGCTCAGGATGGCAGCGAGAAGCTGGTTGATGTCCATGGGATATCCTTACCGGCTAGAGCCGCCGCCGCGTTCACGCCCGTAAGGCGTAGATGTGTCACGCCCCCACCACGGGGCAACCGGCGCGGAAACCGGCGCGGCAACTGGTGTACGTGCCTGCATGCGTGCCTGTGTCGCCGCCGCTGCCTGTTCGGGTGTCGGCATCAATTGCCCTGGCGCTGACGGTGCCGAAATCGGGGCAACCGGCTGCTGGCTGTAGCCGCCCTGATAGCCGATGTTCTGGAATAGCTGAGCCATGTTGTTGGCCGGCTGCGTCTGCTGAGGTCCGCCCATGCCGCCGCTCTTGTCGAGTAATCCAAGCATATCGTCACCTATTTACCGAGGAGAGAGCCCAAGCCGCCCATAATGCCGCCGATTCCTACCGGCTGGCGACTTGTCGCAACCTGCGTGCCGTAATTGCCCGCAGATCCGGCCGCCGCCGATTGCAGGAGACCGAGCCGCGTCCAGTCCTGGTTGTCCTGTGCGTACCAATTCGCGACCTGATCGGACAAGTCCTTCTGAGACTGGCTATCGAGGATATTGCCGGCCTGCAGCGTGGCGCCGGCGCCGGTAAGCGCGTTCTGGAACTGCTGCTGATCCTGTGCACCCATGGCGTTGGTGATGTTCAGGCCACGGTCCAGCCCGGCATTGCGCGAACTGTCCATCTGACTGTTCGCCGTCAGCATGTTTTGCGTGTCGCGATTGAACTGGTCGGACAGAGCCGAGGAGCGGATATTGCCGAGCGAGTTGGTCAGGACGCCGGTATTGGCCCCCGATCCATAGCGCCCTGCCCCGGAAAACTGGCTCTGCACCTGATTGGCCGTCTGGTCGAGCTGGCCTTTCAGGGCATCGTTGAAATAGGGATTGCCGTTTTGCAGATACGAGCCGCTGGCCATGTCGCCAAGGTTCTGTTCGGCATAGGAAGGACCGACAGATGCCGCGCCAAGCCCCTCAAGCAGGGGGCGCGTTTGTGCGGTGTTGGTGTTCGCGCCGGCCGTGGCAAGCTGATTGACGCCGCCCATGGTGGTATCGGACAGCGGGGCCACGGTGGAACCGGTGTAGGTATTTCCGCCAACGCCGGAATTGTAGAGGTTCGTCGCCTCTGCCGCCGACTGCTTGAATAGCGGGGTAGCCCATGCCGGGGGTTTCGATTCCGTTGTGCTGGAACTTTCTTTAGAACCCATCAGGCCGCCCTCTCAAGTGGCTTGCGGAAAAGAGCCATTTCCATGGTGTATCCTTCCTTGGCCAGCGATCTTTTCCATCCCGTCCGTCCGAATACGGCCGACTCATCGCAACCGTTTTCCCGGCCCCATTCCTCAAGAGCGGCGATCAACGGAACGGATTCGATCCCGTCTTCCCCGGCAAGCGACGGGACAAACAGTGTCTTCTTGCCGGTCGCGTCGTTGGTCTGGATTTCTGTCAGCACGAAAGAGACGAACTTTTCGCCATCCATGATCAACCAGAGTTGCTTTTTGCCGGCGATGATTTCTTGGGCAAGATGGATGACCGTCACCTCCCTCGGAAAGCGGGCAGCCAACTTGTGCATGGCCTTGGTGATCTCCGCGCCATAAGGCAGGAGCTTTTCCGCCGGCCAGTCTGTAGTATTGTGAATGGTCAGGCTCATCTCATCCCCGCTGGCGCGCTCTTTGCGTCGATGCCTTGCGCATGGGTCCACTCTTCGCCTGCTGGAATGCGGGTTTTGATCTTGTGAAACCGTGCCCGGCTGTTCTTGCGAACGATGCCGGTGTTGCTGGATTGCTCAGCCTCGGCGCTCCACACGAAATCGTCGCCGCGCCGCATTCTGCCCCCGAAAGACACCAGGGCCGCGTTTGTATCGATGGCTGGCAAGACTTCGGTGATGCGCGTTACGCCGCCGGCGCTGTCACCCATCTCCTGCGTGGTCAGAGTTGCCTCCTTCGCCCCGCCATTGAAGAAGCCGAGCCGGAAATCGGCATCGAAGGCGCCGAGCACCGGGGCGCCACCCTGCCAGACCTTTGAATCCAGCGAATACGGCAGATCGTCGAGACTGCCGAACACGTCAAGCCCCTCAAGCGTGTAGCCAGCGGTTGCGGCCGGAAAGATGCCTCGATTGGTCTGTTCGGCCAGCGTCCATTTCTGGAGTAGCCAATCATAAATCAGGATGTGGCTGTATCCCGAGCCGGTGAGTGCCATCGTCCAGTAGACGCGGGAGTAAAACGGATCGATCGCGCCAATCATGCCCGCAATGTCGGATGCCACCAATTGCCCGAATATGGTGCGGCTGACCTTTTCGAAACCGATGTCGGCAATCGACCCATCAGCACCGATCTGGAAAAAGGAACCCTCATCCGCGAAAAAGGTGTTTTCCCCTCTCGAAGCAATCGAATAGGGTGATTTTGCTCCTCTGCCGTCGTGGATCTTGATGAACGAAAAGATGATCGAGGAGCCGGGCACGAAGGTGCCGAGATAGATGGCGCGCTCCAAGATGATCAGCGGATTTGTGGCCCGCGACGACCCCTGGACCACGCCGCCCTCTGGAAAAGTCTGGAAATCGGAATTGTTGGCGCCCGGCGTCCATCCGGTGATATCGTTCAAGGCGCTCCAGTGAACCCGGTTCAGGTCCGTCGCCAGTTGCATGAGGCAGAGAAAGTCACCCCATGCGCGCACGAAAGACGCTCTTGGCGGCGATCCGGCGAGATCGGCAAATTCCGTCGAAACCCCGAGCTCGAAAACCTGCGGATCGTCGTTGATGTTGACGGCCACGACATATTCGCCGAACTGCTCAAAACACCATCTCGCATCGATGTTGGCGCCGTAGGGCGTCGCCGCCTGCGAAACGTCGGTCCATGTCAAATCGGTGTTGTTGAGCGTCCATAGCTTATCGTCAGTGCCGACGAAGATGGTCACCTGGCCGCTCAGGCTTATGGCCCGAAAATAGCCAAGCGGCTCGTCCTCAAGGGCCTCGGACAGCGCCGTAAAATCGGGGAACGGCAGATATGACCCGGCCGAACACAGCACGTTCGATATATCCCCGGTGTAGGCGGTATTCAGTGCCGCCACGTCCGGTCTGTAGTCTGCGAACGGGACCAGCATCTAAAAACAAGTGGGCTTGATAAAGCCCGTCCCGTTTCTGGATGAAGTTTCTGCGGCCAAGGCGATGTCCTGGTCGCGCCAGTCGTTCAGCGCCTCCATGGCTAGTGAAGCGTCCTTAAGGATATCCTTTTGCAGGATGTACTTCGCCCGCGCCTTCATGAGGTCGTAGGCTTCGGTCAGCCATGCGTTGGTATCGTCAGTATCCACGAGCGGCGCGAGCCGGTAGGGGCCAAGCTGAAGCCGCATGGTAAACACCGCGGCGGCAGGGATCGGATAGAGCCTGATCTGCTGATTGAAGTAGGTCCAGCAATCGGGCTCGCCGTTGGCTGCCGAATTGTCCGAAACCGCTTCGATATCCTCCGGCGTGACGCGCGTGAGCTCGACGCGCTGGCCGCTGCTGTCCTCGCTCCAGAGCGCGACGATGCGAACCAGTGTCGGGATGTTGGCGTTGGCCGCTGCGCCATACCATTCCTGCCCGTTGACGGTGACAAAGGTCTGGTCGCGGGTTTCGTTGAAATAGTAGGTTGAACGCTCGCAATAGCGCTGCGCCGCCTGGATGGCGGTGATGATGGCCGCGCCATATTCGCCGGTCGTGTCGTCCACTTCATCGGCGATGGCGCTGGCGAGGTCGGCAAGTGTCGTCATGCGGGACTCCTGCCTCTTGCCCACGTCTCGGCTTCTTCGACGGACGCAAAGCGCTCATAGGCCCAGCCGAGACTTGTGCGGACCTTGACCAGCGTCTTGCCGTTCTTCGAGCCTAGATCGGTGGAATCGGTAAAGCCGAGCGCGGCAAGGGCTTGGACAATGGTCATTGCGCGCCAACGCAGGCCTTGACGTGGAAGTGCAGCCCGCGCCCGATGTGCTTGCCGCATTTCGGGCAGACGCCTTTGAGAGCGGGTGCAGCTTTCACCGCACCCGCTTTCTTGGGCTCGTCGAAGTCGAGGAGAGCCCAGTCTACATCGTCGTCCATCAATCCGGCACCGTCGCGGCGCCAACCACAACCATCCAGCCAGTAGCCGCTTCGACAGTGGCGACAAACGCTTCATTGGCCGCCAGGGCCATTTCGGAAGCATCTGCATCAACGCCATTGATCGTTTCGTTGGACGTGGCAGGGGTGCGGATTTCGCAGCCTGTCGCGGCAATCCGGCCCCGAACGGTATGACCAATGGGAAGACTGTTGGCCCCGATGCCCGGAAGCGTTGCGATGTTGACAGCAGAAGCCGACGTGATGATCGCAACCGTGGTCGCGGGAAGGATCAGGCCAGTCGTCAGGCCGCCAGAGGTAGCCGTGACGGCCTGTGCCGCCTGATCCGCGATAGAATTGATCTCGGCTGCGGTCGCCGTGATCGCGACCTCGTTTACAACGAGGCTGTCCGCCTTCAGGGTCATGTCCTGAAAGCGACTTTCAATACCGTGCACTGCCATTACTCAATCCTTTCGAAGCCATGTTGCTGTTCAGCGCGTTCTCGCGCGTCTATTGCCAGCCGTTTGTCCTTAAACTGACCGACGTAGCGAGATTTCCCCGCCACCTTGATTTGGGCAACCCATTTACGGGCGACCCGGCACCAATGAACGCCCGTCACGCCAGACGTGTTAGTAACTCGCAAACCTTGGTTGCGCATATTTTCTACGTGGTTAACGGATCGAAGATTGACCAACCGGTTGTCGCTTCGAACTCGGTTCTGATGATCGATCTCGTCTGGCCACGTTCCGTACATGTAAAACCAGATCAGGCGGTGTGCCATATATCGCTTTCGATCAATCGCGACGCGTAAATAGCCCTGCTCTATAGAGCCAGCCTGTCGCCCGCGTCTCCTTCCGGAGAGCCACGTTAAAACTCCAGTTTCCGGGTCATAGTCCAATAGACTATGGACATAGTTTTGGGTAAGAATCAGCTTAGCCATTCGACGCTCCATTCGTCGTTTCGGTTAGGGTCGAGGCGGTGTTGCAAGCACCAAATCGGCCCGCTTTTTATAGCAGATTCCGGTAGTTTTCACAAAAGGAAAGGAGGGGGCATTTGCGCCCCCTCACATGATCAATTATCATTGTCCACGACGAAAGTGATAATCACGTCGGCGATGCCTTCGTCGGCGTCGTTGTCCGTGCCGTTGTAGATGCACGTAACGACGGTATCGACCGTCTGCTGGATGTTGGTCACCGCAGCGAGCTCATCGAGCTCAATGAAGCCGATTGCGGTCAGGTCCAGCACGGTCGCGTAGCCGTTGGGATCGTCCGTCGAAGAACCATCCTTAAAGCCAACGTCAAGCGTGTCGGCCGTCCCGTCGTTGAACGCCGTCACGACATGCACACCGCCGCCGATAACGGAGGCGCCGGCCGGGATGGTCCCGATGACGATTTCCGTGTTTTCGATGGCGAAGGTGATGCGCTTGCGCAGGTAGTGCACCTGCTGCGTCTCGTAGAAGCGGGCATTGGTGCCCTGTACATTGGTAGCCATGTTTCCGCCTCCTTACGACGTGTGAGCGACGGCGTAGGACGACACCACGACAGACGCGAAATCAACGGAGTTGAACACCGTCTTTTTCATGCCGATCGTGGACTTGACGCCCACTCCGAGCCAGCGTTTGTAGTCGAAGAGCTCTTCGACCCATTCATATTCCGTCTCGCCGTTGGACGAGCCGGTGGCGATGACGGCCGACTGTGCGCCAAGCAGAACTGCTCGGCGGACATCGGTTTCGGCCGCAGCAGCAGCGGAATCGACGCCCTGCGTCACGTCATGTGACATGCGAAGGACGACGCCGTTGTGCTCGCCGAGGGCG